CTGCTACTGTTTGGTGAAAGTCTGCGTTTGAGTCTGTGTTGTATGCATCAATTACATCATAGACTGATGGTAATTTATATAGTGATGCATAGTGTACTACTAATCTTGGTTCTTGTTGTGAGTAATCAAAGACTCCCCACTTACAACCTTCTTCTGGAATAAATAATGATCTAATTTTTGGTCCAAGATCTTTGTTCCTTGCAGGAATCTGTTGAAGGTTAGGATTCTGATAACTAAATCTTCCTGTTACCGTGCCCCCGGTTTGTGATCTAAGCTGATTTATTTCAGCATGTATTCTACCCCTGTGTTCGTATCTAAGAATAGAATCTATAAAAGTTGTGTGAGCTTTGTTAATCTCTCTTGCTTTAGCAATCATGTTAACAACAGGATGTTTATGTTCTTGTAAAAAATTTTTAGTAAATGATGGTGCTTCTGTTTTTTCTGTACGTGGATATTCTAATCTTAATACATCAAATACGTTTGCAATAGATCGTGCGGCCCATATTTGTGTATCAATATTTGTTTCTCTTTTAATTGATCTAAGTAACCCTTGTTCTGCTTTTTTAAATTCTGTTTTCATTTGATGAGCTTTGTCTACATCTACACGCACACCTTTAAATCTCATGTCAACCAGGCATGGAAACAATTCTGTCTCTAGGTCAAATATGTCCTCTAAATCCTGACTAATAATCTCTTTCTTCATCTCTTGCCATAAACCAAAAGTTACTTCAGCATCTCTTTCTGCATAAGATCCAACATGCATAGCAGGTAGTTTGTACATCTCAGCTTTAGGATCAATACCCCATTCTTCTGCAGCTTCTGCTAGTGCAGCTTCATTCTTACCATAACCCAGGTAATGCCATGACAAACTATTAAGATCATATCTAAATCTATTCTCATCTGTAATTGCTGCAGCTATCATTGTACAAACAATGTCTCCATTTATTTTAAACCCTAACGCTCGTAACCAACAAACATCGTACATTGCATTGTGAAAAATTTTTGTTGATGGAGAATCTAATATATCTTTTAACCAACCTAATACTCTTTGTCGGTCCATGTTACCACCACCTTCATGACCTATAGGAAAATAACCTTTGTAATGTTTAGTTGCAACTGCAATACCAATTACATCACCATTACCAATAACAGAACCAGATCCTTTCTTTATTAGATCAGGATCTTTTGTTTCTAAGTCTATTGCTATTTCATCTACTTTTCTTAAGTCTGGAAATTCTGTAGGTTTTACCCATTCTGTCTGTGCTTCAAATTTAGGAATTTTCACCGTAGTCCCTTTCAATAATCATTTCGATAAAGTGAATAGCTTTTTCCAAATCTTGTTTCTTTCCTTTCAGTCGGTGACGACAGATGTATTTTATAGCACATCCTTCTGGAAAGAGCAACTCGTTCTCTACCACAAACTTACTAGGTTGAATTTTAAATTTAGAGTAATGTGATCCTCCAATTTGCTTATCCCAAACTTTCGACGTCATAACCTCTATCCTCCCTTTTTGCTGTCATTATATATAAATTTTGTTTAGTACGTGTGACACCTACATACCAAACTCTATGTTCTTCATCGTGTTTATCATCGCTTTTTTCTGTTGCTTCTCTAATTGTTTTTGTATTATCTAAAATTAATAAAACATTATCGGCCTGTCCTCCTTTTGCAGAATGAATCGTAGATAACTGTACTCTTGCATCTTTGTTTAATTCTTCTCCCTGTCTCAACATTTCTCTTATGTATAAACATTCATCGGGATTTATTTTAAAAACATCATACCATCGTTGAGTATTACTAAATCCAAATTCTGTAAGATCATATAGTCTTTCTTCGTTAAGTTTATGATAAGATTGAGTGCATTCAAAAATATCTTTTAGTTCACTTAAAGATAATTTATCCCCTTTATTTTGCCATCTTGTGTAGTTTAGAATGCTTCTAAACAAGGAAGCCGTAAAACTTTTACGTCCTTTAAATTGAAAATAAATTCCCATATCTTTTAAAATTGGTTTAAGTTTTTCTAGCCTGTCATTAGTTCGTGCTAACACCAACCAGTTGTCTTTATATAAAGGAGCATCATCAATAGATGTAATATAATCAACTTTACCTTCTTCATCTCTAGACCTCCAATTTTTTTTAACTCTTCTATCGTCTGGAATTCGATCCAATATTTTATTAGCTATGTCCTGTACACTCCTAGGAACCCTGTAAGATTGTGGCAAAATAATGTCTTTTTTAGCCTGTGTAGCTATAAATTTAAGCACATCTGCACCTGCCCAACCATAAATAGCTTGATCATCATCACCAGCTAGTATAACATATTTGGAATTTTCCCGCAGAATATCTACCATTTTCCACTGTATTGGAGATAAATCTTGTGCTTCATCAATAAAAACTACGTCATATTTTGGACACAATTTAGCCACATTAAATTTTTCAATCATGTCTGTAAAATCGTACAGTTTAAAAGAGTCTTTATAGTTATTTAATTCTCCTTCTAAAATATATAATAAATTTTTTTCTAATTCATAAGAGTACATTCCAGTATTGTATTCATCCTCAATAGAAACTTCTTTAATTCTAGCTGCATTTATTAAATTAAAATATTCACTATTAGAATCAACAAATCCAGTGTTTTCCTGGCCATTAGAATAAACTGTAACTTCAATACCTACTTTTCTACCAATATCTTCGTAATGTTCATCCTGCATAACCTGAGCTTTTTTCATTCCCAATCTATTAAAAGCAAGGGAGTGGAGAGTTCTAAAATTTTTTAAGTCTTTTTGTTGTAAATGTTTATATGCATCTAACATTCTATTAGTGGCTTCGGTTGCTGCTTTGGTTGTAAAAGCAAAATACCCAATTTTATCTAAAGGTGTCCCCAACTTATAAAATGTTTTAACATAATTAATAAGTTTAGTTGTTTTCCCTGTTCCCGGAGGCCCGTATATTTTTCTACTAATCACATTA